GAAGAACAGAACCATCTTCGTCAATAGGTGTTTCTACAGTATCTAAATCGGTGTAAGTTCCGTCACCTACTTTATAGATAAATATATATTGTCTAGATGGATCAGAATCTCTGTAATAAAAGGAAACATAGTGTAATTCGGTAGGTTTACTAGGTGCTGTATACGGAAGGGTTATGGTTACTCCTGCAGAATTATATGCTTGAATGGTATAAGTATCTGGAACTGCATTATAAACAATTGTATTAAGATTAACTGCCCAGCGCATATCAGCTAATACGTCATCTGAGGGAGCTACTGCACTTGTTATATCTAATTGGATATTACCTGGGGTAAGAGTAACATTATGTGTATCTGTGGCAGGCGTGAAAGGACCAGTAGTAACTTCACGGTATTCTGTACCTAATGCATTGGCTCCTACATCATATCCTTTATTTTCTTGAAGCCAATATTGAACCCAATCTTTCTTAGATAACGCTCTTAAATAAGACCCTTCAGGAGTACAAGGAACACCATTGAGAGTATTTAATGCAGCTGTTAATTCGGTATAATCTATAGTTAAAATATAGGATTCTACAGCAGGAAAATTTTCAAAATAATTCCCGTTATCTATAAACTGTAGGAATTCTCTAACATTTCCTTTAAGACTACGAAATACAGTGTGATAAATAAGATTACTAGCAACGTCTCTTTCTTCTAGAACACTTCGAATAACTGATTGTAGGAGGGGATTTTTATTATCTACATCATCAAATAGCGGAACATTGTGAACTTCATAATATTCAATAATCTGTGTACTACCACTATCCCAGCCGAGAAGTATCATAATCAGCTGTACAACCATTTCAACTACTTGGATAACAGCCTCAACTATTGATACAATAACATCTATTATTGCTGAAAAAATATCACCGATAAACCCCATTACGCCTCCTATCCGGTAGGTTCGGCGTTAGCTATATGGTCATTTATGTTATCTGTACCAGTGGCATTAATGGCGGTTACTTGTGTAGCTGGTACACCTGCTGTAGAGATATTAATACTCCAAGCATCTAAGATAGTTTTAAGATATTTCTGATCGGCATTCCATTTAAATCCTTTGGCTTGCTCAACCGATAGAGCAGCCGCTGCTCCCATAATACTAGTTGCAGAAGGAGCTATTTTAGTAGATTTATCCGTCTGAGCAAATTCAGTTACTTCTTTTTGAAATAACAATGACTCCTCAGCATTGCCTTTTTGAACTCCTATTGTAAAAGCAACAGCTTGTTGAATAGTAGCTTGCATTACTGTTAAGTATACTGTTGCATAATCACTACCAGTAATCCGACCTAAATTAAACTGGGCAGCCATGTGAGCATTAACAGTTTCCATCATATCATCGAATATACCAGTACCAGTTACTACGTTATCGGCGTCTGTAGCAACACCAGCAGTTAAATTAGCAATACTAATAGCCATATTAAGCTCCTACGTTAAAGCCTGCAGCTTGTTGTGATGCTGCAAGAGCATCCATTTCTTGTTTAGTAAGAGGTGGCAAAACTCGTACGTTAAATTTCTTAGTTAAATACGGTTCTAAAACTTTCTCACCATTAGGAGTAGTAATAGTTTTAAATTTTTGCATTTCGGCATTTTCGATTTGATCAATGATAATTTTTGGAACATGCCACCCTTCTTCGTTATTAAAAGGTACAAATTTTTTGATCATACGCCCGTTATTAATTTTTGACGAACCTACAGTAAAAATGAGGCCAGGATATGAAGTCATATTTGGGTCATTAGGAGTAACTACTACACGACTAAGTTTCATAGCTTTTTGATCTGGAGTTTCTATTTGAGCTTTTGTCGCTGCTTCAATGGCAGCTTTGCTGGCTCCTGGTAACCCACCTTCATAAGGTCTATCTTCAATAGTTACAACTTCTTCTTCAGAAATAATATTCTCATATTTGCCATTACGAACGTCTTCTAAAGTAGACGCAAGTTTTTTTGATCCTGTTTTATGATGTAATGTAACTCCATTATCTTCCAATTCTTGCTTCATTTCGCTATCTGTCATTTTATTAATTGGGGTTGCCAATTCTGAATCCATATTTAAACCTCCTAAATATTTATAAAAATCCCCCCTCCCTCTCCCTCCCCTGCGGGTAGGGAGAGGTCGGAGGATAGTAAAACCACACTTCTTAAGCTGCTACTTTACACGTCCAAATAATACCAAGACGTTCTGGGCGAAGTGCCATAAATCCATAATACCATTTGATAGAGTAAAACCCAGTCTCACCATATGGATCATTTAGATCAGCAATTTCTTTGCCCGGTTTCTTATGATTAATGGAAAATTTAACGCTTTTTCCATCAGTTTGGAAACCAATAGTAGTGAAAGCACCATCACCAACAACTAACATTGGGTAGATGTCTACACCATTATCGCCTGTACCAGCAGTTGATCCATTTTCGGCACCTTCATTCTCGCCGTACTGCATTTCTGGAACAACAACGATGCGGAACTGATCAACAGATCCAATTTCGCCATTCATGACATTACCAGCATCAGCATACTTTTCAACAGATACGAAAGCAGGCTGGCTGTGTAAATCAACCATAGCTCTTAAAACTGGAATTAGATCAGAACCTACATACATGATACGACCACCATTAACGGTTTTAGTATCAATCATACGAGAACCACTAATAACCTTTGTTTGCTTAGGAGTCTTATTATCATCCAAAGCAATAGAAAGATTCATAAGGTCAGTGTAAGTAACAACTTCATCAGTTGTTAACTTAGTAGTTCCACCTGCAAAATAAGCTGTACCGTTCGCAGTTGCGTTAGTAATAAGATCTGCCTGAAGCTCCGCTTCAGTCAGCTCGTTAGCACCAACAAGAGCTTCCTCAGTAATATGGGATAACAATTCAGAATCTGTATCGAAATCCATTGATTCCTGAGTGTACTCAGTGAAGAAACCTCGTTTAAGGAGGTCAGCTTCAATTTGCGTACGAGTAAAACCTACTCGGTTAACTCGACCACCGTTCTCACGGAGAGTCGGGATTTTAGATTTAATTGTTCCAGTATCTTTAGAGGAACCGTAAAGGTTACCACCATTCTCTGCAACTTCTCCGCCAGCACCAGCAGCAATAACAGCAGCAGCTCGATCAGCAGCGTCGTCATCTTGTAGTGCACCGGAAGAATTCCAAGCAGACCATGTACCATTTGTGAGTGTGGTACCAGCAGCATCTATGCCTTGATCCGATACGTTAAGTGCATCTAGTAACGGAACATAAACGTCCTGTTTGATCTTTTTACCCATATTCTTAGGCATAGCACGTACATCTGCCAAAGGCATGAAATACTGTCTATCCCGAACAGAAATAAGGGCTTTTTTAAAATAATAATCAGTACGTGCTTGAGTAGTACTGATATCCGAGGCTGTGCCGCCTGCCGGATCATTATATTGATGAGCCATTGTCTTGTCCTAGTTAATAGTGATTAATTACCGACCAGCATACTTCTTCATAAATTCCTCATCTGATAAACCTAAAAAGTCATCATCAGTTTTAGATTTTTGTGTAGTAGCTTGCTTAATCGGTGCTACTGCTTTTCGTTTTTTATTACGATCAGCATTAGCTTGTTGATTTACTTCAGATTTACTTGATACGTTGGATGCTTCACTAGACGCACCAGGCTTCTTATCAACAAGAACACCTTCTTTAAACAGTTGCTCACTAATGTTTCTATACGCATCTACATCAGGAACGCCCGCTAATTTACCTAAAGCTTTGTCCTGTTGCAGTTTCGCATTAACTTTTTCAAACACTCCATTATTCATATGACTATCAATAACACTAATGATTTCAGGATAGTTAGTAATAGTATTTTTACTTTCCATATCCCAATCTTTAGTTACTACATTGATAGTTTTAGTGAATGTTGCGGAATCTTTGATTTCATCAAGCACTGCATCTAGATTGTATTCTTTATCAGTAACTGTGTAATCAGTCGGTTGATAATCTGTAGGTACATCTTTGTTAATATCCAATGGGTCTATGTCGCTTTCTTCAATTAGCTTAGCGATAGCTTTAGGGTCCTTTTTAGATAGGTCAATTAGATTATGTAATTTTGCTTCGTTAAGAAGCTCATTTTTTTCTAACATCTTAATTATCTTTAGATTAGGCTTTAACTGAGCCATCTTCTTTTGATAATTAGCGCCCATTTGCATGAGCTTAACCATATCCTCGGGGTCCTTAACTTGCATATCAATGCCATTGGCTTTGAAGGGCTCAGACACCTTTTTATAAGCACTTTCGTAATCAAACTCTGTAGTTTCCGGAGTATCCCCCTCTGTGTCAGTCGAGTCTGGCTTACTAGTATCAAGAGATTCTGTCGTATCACTATCAGTGGATTTTTCTGGCTCCGTCTGGGTATCCCCTTCAGGTTGGCTTACTTCATCCTCTTTAGGTGCGACTTCAGTTTGCTCCTGTGCTTCACTTACCTCTTCTTCAGAGGTAACTTCTTTATCTATTTCCATATCTAAAGGATTTGCCTCTGATTCTTCAGTAGGTTCCTCAGATAAAAATTCAGCTGGATTTTTTTCTAAAAATTCTTGATCAGATAATTCTAATGAGGTTTGATTCATACAGTAATCTCCTCAGATAAAATTTCTTCACGAGTTTGCTCGTGTGCGCCTATAGCATCATCTGCTTCTCCGCCTCGGCGTATTGCTTCTTGTAACCAATTATATAAACCGCCTATACCATATTGCATGTTATCTATAATTCTTTGTTGGTCAACACTAAGATGAGAACTTTTAGTCATAACTAATCTAGCGGCTTCTTCTTTAAAATAGGCCTCCTCAATAACATCTTTAAAATATTCGTTAGCCATTAGTTTAACTACATTGTCTCTTAATTTTCTTATCTTAGTATTCATATCTATTTGATACTCGACTTGTTCTAATTCTGTCATATGACTCCTTATGATTTAGTTAGCGAATTAAGCGCAGTTTCATCCATTTTAGATAACCTATCATGCTCTTTACCTTCCATAAGATTAGACTGCTTTCTAGCTTCTATATCCTGATCTCGCTTATCTTTTGTTCCAGATTCTTTATCAACAAAATCAAGATCAGAAAGATCCGCACCACTATGCATTTGTCGTGCTTTAGCTTGTTCTGTTGCAGTCTTAGCAGTTTTGAGTTCGACATCGACGGCATTTTCTTGCCCTTTAGCAGTTTCATTTTGAACTTGGGCTTGTAGTAATGCCATTTCAAGTTGCATTTTTTGTTGGGCCATAGGATCAGGTTGTGGTTGGTACTCTTGAATACGTTTAGCCAAATCAGGCATCTTTCGTAGTTTAGCAATATCAGCTAAAATCATTTGGCTCATTTCCGGAGGCATAGTATTACCCATAGTTTGTAACATAAATGCTAATTCGCTACCTTTTTGTTCATCAGCTTCAGCAGTAGAAATATTGAGCTTAATATCATATTTGCCTCCTAAATCATTTCGATTAATAGCAATGAATTCTTCATTAGTAATACGAACAATTTCTTCGTCCTCTAAAAATTCTGCATTCATAGAAATAATTTTACGACCAATCTGATTAAGTCCATTAGATAATCTTCGTAGAATACCTAATTCACGTTTAGATGTTGCATCTAACGCCGATCTAATACCTGTTGCAGTAACTCCTAATGCCTGACCAGAAATACCTTGCGTAAATGCCTTAACTCCTGTTAAAGCTTCAGCATCATTGTTCTGCATATTTAGCACTTCTAATGCAGATCTGGGAATCTCCGGGTACACTTCCATATGAAATGCTTGTTTAGGATCTACATTAGCATTAAATTTATAATCCTCACCACGTTCGAATTTACGTGCATTAGTTACATCAAGAGCATCTTTTCTAATACCTTGTTGCCCACTAGCGCTGCGGCCAATAATATCGATAATGCCACGAGTAACAGCACCCACGATTTTTTGATTATCTTCGATAAGAGCTGCATCGGGTTCTCCATAAATATTCTTACGTCTAGGTAAATATTGTACTAATACAAAAGGAATCTTTTTATCAGGATAAGGATTTTCTTCCATTCGAATAAAAGTACTACCTACCCAGGTAGCTACGAATGATTTAACTTCCCCAGTGTCATCGATATCCCAATACCCCCAGTATTCACGAGCAACAACTTTTTTACGAGCTTTATCTTTAAATGTAAAAGCCGTATCATCTGAATTAACTTCATGATCTGGCTCTGCTAATACAGATTTACTTTCAAAATTAATATCATCAAGATTTTTATAACGTCCGTCTTTTTTAAGTTCTGATAAAGAAGTTTCAAAACTATAAACTGCAAAACTCGCTTTTTCTATATCCCCTTCACAAGTAGGATCCAAAACTATATTATTATAATCACACACTTTTAAAACAGGTTGATTCTTAATAGTAATAGTTTTCATTTTTTCTTTTTGCCCAACTTTTACTTCCTGCATTACAGGCATACCAGTTTGAGGATCCATAGCTGGTTGCCCAGTATTAGGATCAACTACAGGTTGGGGCTCCATTACATCTTCCCAAACTTTACGTTTATCTTCCTCAAATTCCCAATCAACCCGTACAACTGCTGTTCCTTCATCCACGGCAGTTCTAACATACTCATCAATAAAGTTTACTTTATCCATACGACAATTAAGTTGGTAGTTTAGTACCATACCATTCTGTACTGCCGATTCTTTATCTTCAAAGGTTTGTGGAGAAGTGTTAAATAGATCGTCTGTGGATAGAAATGGTTCTGATAAAGCAGCATAACGCCATTCTGCTTGTCTACGTGCTAGTCTAGGTACTAGCTTAGAACGGCCTCTTTTAGCATTAATAGTTTGTTCGCCGTCAAGTACTTTTAACCAAGCATCAACTTCTATTGTATGAGAATGATGCGCTACTTGAGCAGATTCAAGATCTTGCTTAAGATCAGCAAGACTAGGTGGATTTTTCCAATCAACTAAAGTAGACGCATCCGTTTCAGGATGTTCTAGTTTAATGTCCGAGTCTAAATTAGTGTCTTCACTCATAATTTTTTCCCAGCTTGTTCTAAATGTTTATCATAGTTACTGTATTGCTTTTTAAGAAAATTATCAACCTTATATATCTTAAGGCCGTCTATTGTATCATGATAGTCTAAATAATTATTAAACATGGAATTTTGACCTTCTAAAGGAATAGAAGCGTATATGTCATCGGCTTGTACTATTTCAGATACAAAATAAGTCCATACTTTAGCGAAATTCATCTTAGCTTCTACGTTATCACTAACAAGTACAGCTGCTATCATATACCCATTTAACGGACGGGAAAACCTATAAAATAAAGCAGCTTCTCCTTCCTGTATTAAACTAGTATGCGCAAATATCATAATATTTTTACTACAGCAGATGAAAATACATTACCCATACCGGCTCCTAAACTAAGAAATTTACCAGATTCTTCCTGTATTGCCAATGCTGTTTCTATAGCAGTGGCTGCTCCCATAGTATGCCCAATGCGTAATTTATAATTAATTAATTTAATATCCCCAAATTTATCTTTAATTATTTCTTCCTCAATCCTATTATCTGCAGAAAACGTGCTATGCATTTTAACAAAATTAATGTCATTAGTATCCACGTTATTTATAACTTTTTTGTATCCCTCTCCAGTACAAGATATACCTAATGGACTAGGATGTGACTCAGCTGCAATATGCATATCAGTAATTTTAGCTAATACCGAATGACCGCATGATTCTGGCTTAGTTTCAAATACAGTTATATTACAACCATGTCCTAATCTAAATTTAATA